ATGTGGATACGGGTGATAGCCGCAGCTTCGAGCGTGCTGATTACGGCCTGCGCACCGCAGGCAAGTCTGCAACCAGCCATGCCAGAGCGCCCGGCAACGCCGGGTACGCCCTACAGCCTCACCCCATCGCAGCTGGCCGTGGCGAAAGATGCTGTGGCATATCTGATGAAGGACCCAGGCTCGGCCCAGTTCCGCAATGTGCGGGCGATGGACCGGGCTGGCAGCGTGAGCGTCTGTGGCGAGGTGAACGCCAAGAACAGCTACGGCGGCTATGGGGGCTTCAACCCCTTCACTGTCTACTTTGACCCGGCGACGAACCGGGCCTCCGGTGCAACCGTCTCCAGCGACAATGACGGCCGCGCCCAGGCCTTCATTCTGGCGAAGTGCGCATGAGGCATTCACATCCATCACGCCACGTCAGCCCTGGCCCGTTCCAGACGCGAGAGCTCGGAACGCGAGCGCTGCAGCCAGCGGTGAAACCCCGTTACCGGCGAGCATGAATTGCTCCACCCGATGGGCCAGCCCATGCTCCAATCCGAAAAGGCTGGGTTGAAGCTCAGGGTGCCGGGCAAGTACCTGCTCCCAATACCGATACTCACATGGAGCGGCAGCGAAAAGCCGTAGCCCGGCATAGCCCCCGCCCTGAAGCCCAGCATCTTCGCTGTCAGCCACAATAGCGTCCAGGACCGGCTCGCTTCCGCCATCGATATCTGGGTGCCCGACAGGTTGGCGTCGACGATCAGCCGCAGCCCCCGGACGTCGACCCGGTGCTCGGTGTGGTTTCCACTCATCCCCACTGTCGGCGTTGGCCAGAATGAAGAGCCTTCGCCGGATATGGGCCGCGCCCGCTTCTGCCGCCGAGAACAAGCCAGCCCGGACTGCGAAACCCATTCCCTGTAGCTCTCGTGCGACCTGGGGAAATCCCAGGCTGAGATGCCCCTCGACGTTTTCACAGAACACGAGCCGCGGCCGCACCTCCCGGATGACGCGGGCGACGTGCGGCCAGAGGTGTCTCGGGTCTTCCGTGCCCCTGCGGAGGCCTGCAGCGCTGAATGGCTGGCACGGATATCCGGCAGTAAGGATATCCACCTTGCCGCGCCACGGGCGGCCGTCGAATGTCTTAGCATCAGACCAGACAGGCGCGTGATCCAGCGCCTGGTCTGCCATCCTCGCCACGAGAGTGGCCGCTGCGTAGGTGTCCCGCTCGACATAACCGACAGTGCGGTATCCGGGCCATGCAATGTGAAGGCCGAGTTCAAGGCCTCCCGCTCCTGCACAGAGAGAGAGCCCCTGCAATCTGGCAGGGATGATCCACGATAGCCGGTCATTGCCGGCGCGTCTGGCAGGTAGAGCCACATGCGTCCTCGCTTACTGGACGCTCCTGGCGCTCTTTGGAGGGCTCTGCCGGCCTCAGGATGGAGAATGTGCTGCACCTGCGGCACTTGATCTCGATGTTTGCGCCTATAGCGTTCCGCTGCGCGCGGAACAACAGGGCTTGGCATTTTGGGCAACGAATGGACTCCACGACTCGGATGCTCTTGCTCAAAGTCACCGCTGCCGTGTCGCACGGTGGCGGGATGGCCGACTGGCGGCCGCTTTCGGTCATGGGCATGTCCAGTGCCCGGTTCGGGATGTTTCCGCATCCCTGCCCCCGCCTCTATTCGAGAGCGGGGAAACATGTTTTCAAAGGCCACTTAAAAGGCCTTTCAAATAGCCTTCTGGCGGGCCTCCGGGGCCTGTTTCAGCGAGATCGGCCGGAACGAGCACCATGTGGTCCATCCGGACCCGGCCCCTGTTGTCGAGCCGCCCTGCGCAGCGGGCCGCATAGCGGATGGCGGCGGCAAGGCTGGGCGGCAGAGAGAAGGTCACGTCCCAGCGCGCACCCTCCTCCACCGACTCCTTGCCGCCGCCCGGCGCCATGGTCCTCACTCCATGATCTGGTTGCTTGTTCGTCATCCGGCTGCCGTCAGTTGAAGTCGATCCCGCGGCCACCCAACGCCCGAAGGATGAAGTCAGCAATGAGAAGCGCCAGAAAGGCGAGCCACAAGGCGGGCCATAGCGCGATCCAGCAGCCCATCTTGACGAGGTTCAGTTTTTCCGGGCGGTTCCGGTAGACCACGATCACAGACGCTGCGGTGATCCAGAGCCCTACGACATAGGCGACGGCGATGTAATGCAGGATGGTCATCCCTTGAACCCCTTGTCTGCCCACATCAGGGCCTCCTCGATCTTGGTGACAGCGATGGCGAGGGCGCGGGCGTTGTGCCGGCGGCTCGGGTGCGACTGCTCCTCTCCGATTGCCTTCATCATCCTCTCGCCCAGCCAGGCGACATAGGCATCGCGTGAGAGGGGATCGCTCAAGTTCGTTGGGGCCGAAGTCGCGCGGTCAGTGGGTGGCATCGCTTCTCTCTCCTTCACCGGCCGCAGGATAGTCGTTGAGCGCCTGCACTTCCGACCTGGCGATCGCGGCCTCCTCGGCCGTCAGGCCGGACCAGACAACGATGAGCACGACTGTGCCGTCTGACTGAGGTATCTCGTGGAGGGCGAAGCGCTTTCCGGGTGTCTTCATCATTTCGTCAGCGCGTACACCCACGCCTCCCTGATCTGCCCGTCGGTGAGCTCGAAATGTGCCGCCAGCAGCATGAGCAGCGGGGCATTGAAATGGAACGACGGCGCGTCGGTGAAATCGATGTGGGCTTCCTCGCGGGCGATGGCGTTGGGGATGGCCTCGATCGCATCGAGCACCATGGCCTGTGTGATCCCCAGGCGCAGCATGCCGTGGCGGAGCTGGGCGCGGTTGAGCGGCGGCGGCAGGCGCCAGCCGCCCTTCGGCATGGACACGCCATCACTGCGCAGCGCCTCCATGCGCGCCGTGAGTGACGACAGCCGCAGCTGCAGCTGCTTTGCCGTCAGGCGCACCCAGCCCTCCGGCGGGCCAGCGAGGGCCTCCTCGCTCCGGGGGGCATGCTCGCGGACCTCGATGGGCCAGCCTGCCGGGCCGTCCTCGCCATCGGCATCGAGCAAGCGGGCAAAGAGGATGTTGCGGATCATGGATTACCTCGCAGTGCTCAGCAGGCCGGTGAGATTGATGTAGTCGAGCACAAGGGTGCGGGCTGATGTTCCGACACTCTTGAAGAGCGCCGCCATGGCAGCAACCTGGCGGCCGGTGCCGGAGGGAATGTTCGTCGTATGCGTGGCCACGAGCGTGCCGTCGATATAGAACCCCACCGAGTTTGCTGCGGCATTGACGAGAACACCGAACCGGGACCATGCCAGGGCGAATGGCACCGAGGTCGTGGTGAAAGTGCGCGAGCCGTTGTTGGACGAAACACACTGCCAGTTCGCGCTGTTGGCAGCACCTGCGAGACCCGAACCGCCCTCCTGGTAGTAGAAAAACAGCCCATCCGTCTGGCCGACGCCCGCGTCATTATCACCGAAGCCGACAACCACCTGGTAGCGGTTGGTGCCATCCGACACGGCGGTGGCGGGCGAGAGGTCGATCTCCAGGTAGAACTCGCCACCACCGAGAGCGATCGATGTGGCGTTGCTGGTCACACAGGCTCTGCCGGTCGATGTCGACCCCGTGGTGAACACGATGACGCCCGGGTGTGCGACCACACCGTTTACTGATGCATTGACGCCGGCCCCGGTGCCCGAGACAACCGAATTGAAGCCGCCGTCACCCTCCGTCGTCGAGGGCACCGTGAAGAAATCGGTGTAGAGCCGGGCCACTTTCTGCGGCGTGGCCTTGCAGCGGGCCCAGAACATGTCGAGGCCCGTCACCTTCTTGTGCGCCGCCGCCGAGACATCATAGGTGGCGATCAGGTCGGCCAGTCCATCGGGTGCCGTGTCGGCCGTGAGCGAAGGCCAGTCGAGGGCAAACAGAACATTGTCGCCGTGAGTCTCATCGTCATCATCGACGACGGCATCAAGCCCCGCGGCGGTGCGGAACTTGATGATTTCGCTCGATGTCGCCGCAGCCTCATTGCCATGGCCATCGGCGAGGCCGACATAGTAGGTGGTGGTCTCGCCACCCTCGCCCACGCCGATGAGGGCGCGTGCCGCGGCCGCATCCGGCGCAGCGGCGAGCGAGCGCCCCAGATCCGAGGTGTCGTAGGTTTCAGACTGTCGTCGCCGGCAAAAACGACCGACTTGCCAGCGCCGCCTTCGAGGGCTGCCAGCGCGGTCAACTTGGCGCTTGTGGGCTGTTTGTCGCCATCGAGCTCATTGAGTGCCGCCTGGACGTTGGTGGCGGCAATATTGCCAGCTGCCGTGTTGGCGATCTCGCCGGCCGCGATCTGATAGCCGCCGACGGCATTGCCGCGGCGGCCGATGTACTTGCCATTAGCGTCGATCGCGATGTCGGCCGGAGCGCCTGCGCTGTCGGCGGAACGGCCGATGACAGACAGGGCTGTTGCATCGGCCAGCATGGCACGGGTGACACCGCCAGCGGCGACGGAGAACGTGTCGTCATCGAGGGCGAGGCCTGCCCCCGCCTCATAGGTGCCGGACTCGGCGCCGAACAGATTGCGCTTGGTGCCGTTCTCGCAGCAGCGGAATTTGTTGGTGCCGATGAGATACCAGATGGAGCCATTGGCGGGATCGACCGGATCTTCAGAGAGCACCGGCACACGCATGCCATTGCCGCAATCGATGACCAGGGCGCCAGCAGCATCGAGCCCGATACGGCCGCCGACCGTCTCGCCCGCGAGGAAGCGCAGGAAGGCCTCGTCCGTGCCTGCGCCCTTGATGACATCGAGATTGATGTCGCCGCTGTTTTCGAAACTGTGGCGCAGCCCCTTGGCGGCCAGGACCGCGTCACCGATTGATGGATCACCAAGCTTGAGCGAGGTGGCCTGGACATTGCTGCTCAGCATCGACAGCAATGCCATGACTTTCGAGAACACCGCGGCATTGGCGGCATAGCTCATCGGCACGATGGTGTAGGCCGCGCCGCTGGCGGTGGCCCCGGCATAGGTCTGCGTCAACGTGAGCAGCGTGTCCGAAGTGACGCTGAGCACCTCATAAGCCACGCCCGCGGCATCGCGGAACTCATAGCCGGGCTGGACGCCGGCGGCGAGAAATCCCGTGCCTGTGCCGGTGACATCCGGGCTGCCATTGCTCAGCGCGACAGTGCCTGTCCTGATCCAGATGCCCATGTCTATGCTGTCTCCCATGTGAGGCCGAGGAGGCCCGGCCCGCCCGTGACGTAGCCACCGGAGCCCAGCCCCACGTCGGGGCGGCCCCGGTCGTCGGTTTTGTTGGCGGCATAGGTTGGCGAGTCCATGCCTGGTGGATTGGGTGTGGTCGCTCGCCCGTTGCCGTCGACGGCCGACGAGAGAATGGTGACATTGGTCGCGGCCGGGTGGACGTAGTTTTTGCCGCCGCGCGAGGACTCGCCGAGGGAGCCACCGCCCTCATAGCCGCCACCGCCTGGCACACCGAAATAGCTGTTGGTGAGGCCGGAGAGGCCGAGGCAGCGCCGCATGTCGGTTGCCGAGCTGCCATTGCCGCCGCTGGTGGGCGAGCCGCCCGGCCCGCCATTGTAGCCCTGGCGAGCCATGCCGCCGCCGCCCGAGACCTGCAGGAGGTTCTGGCGCAGGGCCGCACCGCGCCAGAGGAGCGTGGCGCCTGCCCCGCGAAAACCCTTGGTCTGCGAGACGTTGAAATAGGGATGGGGCATGCCAACGCCGCCGAACCCGTTGCCCTCGCTGTCACCGACGAGGAGCGACAGCATCTCGCCGGGCTCGCAGGCATGCGTTGCCTTCACATAGCCCGTGGGCCCGCCATTGCCGCCGCCATCCCCGCGATGGCCGCCGCAGCCCCATGTCTCGGCCGTGAAGCCGGTGACGGCGCGGGGCACACCGGCGACGAGCACGGTTTTCGGAACGGCGATGCGCCGGATGCCATTGGTGACGACCGCCTTCCAGACCCAGACCGTGGACTGATTGTAGGTGCCGAGAAACAGTGGATCCGTGTCGGCCGGATTGAGGCAGCGCGCCAGCAGCTGGTTGCTGATCGCCGGGCCGGCGCCACTGGTGTTGTAGAAGGCGCTGAGCACGCCCCTGATCTCGCCGGCGGCCGTGACATAGACGGTAAACGCATAGGTGCGGTTGAAACTGTCGTTCACCGTCGCGCTGTTGCGCTCGACGATGAGCTGCGCCGGGGCCCAGGGCATGCCGGGACCGCGGGACACAGCGCCGCGGAAATCGGCCACGATGCTGCCGCGCACGACGGTGATGTCATAGATGACGGCGGTGGGCGTGCGCTGCACCGAGCCATAGATGCGGTAGGTGAGCGACAGGTTGCCGCCGGTGCTGGCGGGATTATTGACCCCCATGGTTTTGGTGATGTCGAATGAGCCGGAGGGCTCGTCACTCAGCACGCCGTCCTGATAGGCACCGAACGCGAATGTGAAGGGGCGCTTGGTCGAGGTGCCGCCGCCGATCAGGGCGCCCTCGGCCCGCAGGATGCCATCGGAGCCCAGCCGGAAGCCGGACTTGTCCGCAATGTAGTTCGCCGACTTGATCTGCGAGCCCACCGTCACGTCATTGATGTAGACCTCTTCGCCGACGATGCTGAAGGGCGCGATGGCCGCACCGCTGCTCGTGAGCAGCATGAACATGTCGGCGCGGAACACGATGCGCGAGGTGAACACGCCGGGCTCGGTCTCGATGATGTCGATGAACCAGCCCGCCTCCTTGTAGTTCTCGCCCGAGGTGGCGCGCACATAGGCAGCGATGCGGGCATAGGTTCCGCCCGGTGCCGCCACCGCCTCCATCTTGAACACGGCCGCCGCACTGAGGACGCCGACCTGGGCTGTTACCGCCTCCAGCAGGGCCGCCAGGGCGGCATTCTGCGAGGCGCGTGTGATCTGCTCATGAACGACGCGGGCCATGGCGAGATTGGTCTCGTCATGGACCTCCATCACCTCGCGCGATGAGCGCTGCGCCACCTCGCGGTCGCCGATGTAGCGGGCCAGCGCCTCGGCGGCGCTGTTGAGCAGGCCGTCGTTGACCTCGAGCTCGAGGCGGCCGAACAGCGCCTGAGTGTCCGCGGCCGTCTTGGAGACGAGCACTGAATAGGCGCTGCTGGTTGTCGTCTCCAGCCAGTCGCTCCAGGTGCCGACACCGCCCGTGCCATAGACCGGGCGGATGCGCATTTCATAGGTGGTGGCGCCGAGCACATCGTCCGTCACCCAGGAGGGTGGCGCCTCGGGGCTGTCATGGCGCAGCTCGCGCGTCGTGCCCGCGACATCCTTGATGCGCAGCTGCATCTGAGCGGCCACGACCATGGGATCGTCGGGTGCCGTCCAGGTCACCGCCAGGACCGGGCGCTGCTGGCCGGCGGACTCGATGATGGCGGCCGAGAAACCGACGCCCACGAAAGCGCCCGTGAGGGTGCGGGGCGTGAGCACGGGCGGCTCCGACACGAGCGGCTCACCCTCGGGCGGGGTGAAGTTGGCAGCTGCGCACTGGCGGAGCGTCAGCGTCACCCAGTCGTCCTCGCGCTCCTGGGTGGCGACGACCTTCATGGTGAAGGTGCCGAGGCCATGACGGTTGAAATTTCGCGTCACCCAGTCGCCCGGCTGCAGCACGTTGTATTGCGGCGGAAAGGTGCCGGTGGTCAGCGCCTGCATGCGGCTCTGTTCGGCGATGATCTTCTGGATGCGCGAGGCTTGCCACTTGGACGAGACGGCATCGAGATCCACGTCCTTGACGATCTGGCGGTTGCCGTCGGCCGCTTCCCAGGCGGGATTGGCTAAAAGTTCGAGATCATCCATCTGCCAGTCGGGCAGCGCCGGATTGATGAAGCGGCAGGAGACGGCGTTGTAGAGATCGGCCTTGTCGAAAGTGAAAGTGAAGGGCTCGTCCTCGCGCAAGCCATCGTCTGTGATCGTCGCGGCGATAGCCTGGCTGCCGCCCGCGATCGGGCCGGAGACGCCGTTGAGATCGACCCAGTCGGCCGCCATGGCCGTGCCCAGGGCATCGAGCGCCACGCGGTGCTCGGCATCGGCCGAGAGGATGAGGGAACAGCGGTAGCGCTTGCCGCTGTTCGCGCCTTCGGTGATGTTCTCGTCGCAGACATTCATCGCGGCGATGTAGTAGGACTCAGCGAGATCATAGGCGGCGCTGCCCTTGCCGATCAGCAGCTGGCCATTGCGCCAGAATCCACGCTCGAAATTATACGCCGCCACGGCTGGATTGTCGGAATAGGCCCATGTGTCCGGATCGTCCCAGCGCTGCGTGCCCGAGCCGCCCGCGGTCGTGTCCTTGCGGATGTCATAGAGCTTGGCCCCGCGGAGCTCGAAGCCCATCTCCTCGCGGACGGGGCCTGCCGGGAACAGGTCTTCATCGAAATGCTGGTGGATGTGCACATAGCAGATGCCGTCGCCGCGCATCGCCGAGGTCCAGGGACCGATCGTGAACCCTTCAGTGTCGGCCGCGGCCGTGATCAGGGCCGAACTGGCGGTTTGCGGAAAGGCGCCGCGCCAGAAAGCGATCTGGAAGAACTCGCCATAGCCGCCAACGGTGTATCGGGCGTCCTCGGCACCCTGGGTGGCGACCGGCGTCAGTGCCTTCTTCTCGGCGCCGATCCAGAAGCCGGTCAGCGCATCGCATTCCCAGTCCGAGAGTGCGATGACCGCATGGTAATTCTTGTTCGACTTCTTGGTGCCCTTTTCATAGATCAGGCGCCCGCGCGTGAAGCAGCGGCCGATGACGATCTTGCGGTACTGGTCGCCGCCGATCTCGACCTCGCGCTGCGAGCCGGTGACGGCACTGGCGCCGCGCTTCGAGAGCGCACCCGTGAACAATGACAGGCCGAGATTGGCCACCATGCCGAAACCGGCATTCAGCACGGCCGTGGTCAGGCCGAAAGCCGACGTCCCGGCCGTGAGGCCGATGCCGGCAGCGATCGAGGCGCTGATCGGCTCGGCCCTGGCCGGGGCGTTGAAGCCCGCGAGTGCTGTGGCCGAGAGCAAGGCAATGGCGAATGCACGGCGCAGCGTCATGTGGAGAACGCCCGCTTCACGTCGCGGTGCTGGACCTCGACCAGGCCGTTGACGTCACGGCCGAGCCACGTGGCGCCGATGCAGACCACGGCGCATTGAATGCCGTTGCCCTCGACAACGCCGATGTCACCGCGCTGGGCCGAGAGAACGCCTGTCTCATCGAAGTGGAGCGCCATCACCGAGGCCAGCGTGCCGTCACCGTCGCGGCGATAGAGCCGCGCGGCCGAGCGCGCATCCCTGACCGACGGGAATTGTGGGGCCGCACCGGGTCCGCGCTTGGCGTCGATCACGGCCGCACAGAAATCCCAGCAATGAGCGCCCGCCCAATCGAAGGGCTTCTGCATCTCGGCGGCGACGATGGCCGGGAAAATCTCGTCCCAGTTCGGCGGCAACGGCTTCATGTGTTGGGCCTCACGCTGCCCGACTTGACGATCTTCGGCACCTTGGAGCCGAAGCCGATCGTGTAGCGGCCGGCGACCGAAACATGGCGGTAAATCTGGTCGCCGGGGCTCACGCGCTGTTGATGGGTGTGGTTGGCCTTGGCGGTGCCGCGCCGTGTATTGTCGGCATTGACGGACTCGGCCACCATCTGGATGAAAGGGCCGTCCTGATCTGTCTCCTGCGAGACGCCCTTCACATAGCCGCGCCGGCGCACGATCGGGTTGCCGATCAGGGCGCGCGTGCCGGGATCGAACAGGCCGCGGTAGATGGTCACCGGCCTGCCATAGGTCTGCTCGGCGAAAATCGTGGAGAGGACATTGGGTGTGAGCCCGATGTCCGGGTTGGCGCGCAGGCGGATGGTGCTCTCATTCGATTGCAGGCCCATGGTCTGCTGGCCGAGATCAACCTCGAAGAGCTGTCCACCCGATTTGAAGGTCACGCTGTTCCATGTGAGCGTGCCGTTGCCTTCCCAGAAGCCATAGACTCCACTGGCAAAGTCGAAGAGGATCATGCCGCGTTTGATGCGCGCCGCGGCATTATTGGCAGCTTGCTGGGGGCCTGAGAGAACCAGCATTTCAAAACACCTTCGAACGGGCTGTGAAACTGGCGGAAGCCGGGCCACCTTCGGGCGTGTAGGAGAAGCTGCCAGGGTCCGGGACCATCTCGGCAGCGGGCCGCAACAGGCGCACAGTGCAATCGACGGGAAAGAGGCTGACCGGCACGGGCGGCACGACCGACAGAACCGCGACGCCGCTGCCATCGGCCGCTGCATCCTCGATCACGCGGTGCAGGCTGTATTGTTTCGGCGAGGCACCGTTCTCCAGGCCGACCAGGTCACCGGCCAGAAAGACGAGTTCGGCAGGCAGATAGCCGCCAGACTTTCCGACCGTCAGCGATGACACCGATCGTGCCGAGAGGGCAGCTGTGCCGTCGAAGGCGCCGCCTCCGGCGCGGGTGAGGCTGAGGAAATCATCCGGCAGATAGCTGCGCGGGCAGACATGCTTGAATTCGCGGGCGAGAAATGTCTTGAGCCCCTCACCCAGGGAGTCCCACCAGGCCTGCAGGTCCGCGCCCTCATCGGCGCTGAGCGGCGGCAGGTAATACTCCGCCACCCAGTATGGCTCGGCCTGTTCCGTGACGATCATGCTGCCGCCCTTGGTGGCCGCGGACGAGGTTGTCCTGATCAGGCGCAGGCCGCCCGAGAAAATCTGAAACCATGACGGCAGCGTGCGGGGATAGGTGATTGCCATTACACACCACCCATCCGGCGCGCCTTCTTCAGCATGTCGGGTAGATCCCGCTCCAGCTCCCGCTTCTGTTGTGCAAATGCGCGGCGGATGACGCCCTCATCGGCATTGCCGTTGATGACAACACTCGGGGAATAGGTGAGCGATGCGGGCGCGCTCGATGCAGCATTGGCGGAGCCGGGTGACATGGGACCGAAACGATCGCCCGCCGCGAAGCCAGTCGGCAGGGAGACACCAAGAGAGCCGTCACGCAGGCGCATGAGCGGAAGCCGCGTCTCGCCCCGGCCGGTGGAAGCGCCGATGCCGCCACCCGATAGCGGCATGACCGCCTCCGGCCCCGCCTCGCCCATCAGGCCGAGGCCACCGCTGAAACCGAACATGGTCGGCCGGGTGACAACCGAGTTGGTGAAGCTGCCGCCCTGCGCGAACGTCTTGATGCCACCCGCGAAGGCCGCGCCCTGGGCGACATACATGCCGAAGCCCGGCGCCGTGGCCACGGTGCCGGAGAATATATTGGAGAGCGATTGCCCAAGACCGCCGAGCAGGCCGGTGTCGCTCGTGCCCTGCTGGCCGAACAGAAGCTTGTTGATGTAGTTTTCGAGGAGGTCGGCCGCCTTGGCCTTCAGGCTGTCGAGAACCGAACCGAAGACATCGCCCCAGTTGCGCGCCGACGACGCTGCATCAAACATCGTCGCCACGATCGCCGAGCCCTGCTGGCGCATGCGGTCGAGCGACTCGATGTTCTCCCTGTCGATCGTGGCCTGCGCCTTCTTCTGCGCGGTCGCCCAGGCCGTTGCCTCGGCCAGCTTGCCATAGGCCGCCGCTTCCTTCTCGATCTGGGCCGTGATGCGTTCGCGCAGCTTGCTGTCGGTTTCGAGCTGTTCGCCATAGATCCTCTGCGCCTGTGCCAGAAGCTCCTGCTCCTTGCGCATCTGGGCCTGCTCGCCCACGGATTTGCCGATGGCCTGGCTGCGCATCTCCTCGGCGGCCGAGGACTCGCGGATGGTCTGGGCCCAGCGCTTTTCACGGGCGATCGCTTCCTCCTTCTCGCGCGCCGCCGTCCTGTCGAGCGAGGCATCGCCCTTTGCAATGGTGCCGCCGCCCGACATGATCGAGGAGACATAGTTGCGGGTTTCCTCGGGAACCTTGCTGACATCGGCGCCGGCATTGATCCAGTTGCCGACATTGCCCATGCCCCAGTTGTATTTCATGAGCGCGAGCTCATTGTTGCCACCCGAGGCATCGAGCAGCTGGCGCATATAGCGGGCGCCGCCGAAGATGTTGGCGCGCGGATCGAACGGATTGCTGACCTTCAGGTCACCCGCCGTGCCGTCCATGAGCTGCATCAAGCCCTTGGCACCCTTGGAAGAGACTGCATCGCTGTTGAAGCGCGACTCCTGCCAGATCTGGCGGGCGAGCAGATCGGCATCGAGGCCATACTGCTTGGCGGCGTCGATGATCATCGGCCGCAGCTTGTCGGGCGCAGCACCGAGGCCAGTGATCGAGGCCGGGCCGCTATAGGCCTGTGTGGGCTTCAGGGCATCGTAACCGAAAATGTTGTCGTGGCGCTTCCCGGCGAGGTCATCGAGCGCCCGCGTCAGGCCCTTCACCTTGTCGCTGCCCTTGCCCAAGGCATCGTTCATGGCGTTGACGTCGCCCTTGAGGCCCTTGATGGCATCGTTGTTTTTCTTGATTGCCTCCTCTGTATTGGCAATCTCTGTGGTCGCCTCCTGGAGCCGGTTGACGAGGTTCTGCAGCGGCGCATTATCCCGCGCTGTGACCGTCAGATCGCCGAGGACCGCCCTGAATGTGGTGATATCGGGAGAGCGAGCAAGCACGGACGCGATGAACTTGCGGGCAGCGTCGATGAGCTGTTGATTGCCGCTCTGCTCAATCAACGCCATGTTGATGCCACCGACGCGGCCGCTCGGCGACAGTTCGCCGTTCCACCCTGTGCGGGCAACAGAGGCAACAGACAGACTGAGGCGCTGCGCCTCAAGCTTCTCGCCCTGTTTAAGTGCGGCACCCAACAGGCTGTTGTTCGTCTCTATCGAGTATTTTCGGATGCCATTTGCCGAGCTGTCCCAGTTCTCGGAAATGCGCTTCACCAGGTCGGCATGCTTCTCAAGCTCGCGGCTGGCGCTCGGAAAGTTATCCATCACCACAGTGGCGATGGTGCCGATGGCCGTTGCAGCCAGGCCCGCGCCCAGGACGGCGAGGTTCAGCGGATTGGTGATGAACTGCTTGATGCCTTCGCCGACAGCGCGGAACGCAGACTTGACGCCTGTGCCCTTGTCGAACATCTGCGAGAGCTGCGAGCCCTGTTGCATCATCACCGTGAACGGCGATTGCCCCGAGGTGAGGCCAACGGCGATGTCCTGCAGCTGGAACTGCATCTGTGCCAGCTGCTGGTTGGAGAGCTTGACGGCCTGCCCGGCCTTGCCAGCCTCGTTGCCAACGTCCTGGAGGGCCTTGCCAGCACCACTCTGCGGCACCGGCTTCGCCAGTGCCGTCTGCAGCTGCTGGACAGCCTTGGTCGATTGGTTGGCGGCCTGGACCAGGTCCGTGCCGTCACCGGCGAACACGACTTTGACGCCTGCAACCGTGAGGGTCATGGGCTCACCTCATTTGCGCGCGTTGAGGACAGCGCGGCCGGCATCCTCCATGATGGCAAGTTTGCGCCACAGCGCGGGCGAGCGGGCGATGCCGAGTTCCTCCCAGAGCATGCGCACAGCGACATAGTCGAGGCCGACATAGAGAATGCCCGCCATGGTGCCTGCCACGCGCCATTGACCGGCAACCGGGATGAAGGCCTGCATGGCATCCCAGTGTTCCTGCCAGAGCGGAATTGCGGGTGGCGGCGCGCTGTCGATCTGGCTGGCCAGCCCGCCGATCTGCTGTTCGGTGAAGCCGAGCTGCCGGGCCTCGGCCAGGGCCTGGTCCCTGGCTGACTTGGCCGCGCCGCCTGTGCCTGTGAAAAGCGCACGGGCGGCCTCCCTCAGTTTTTTTCGGAGGCCTCGCGCAGTCCCGCTTCATAGGCCGAGAGGAGTGCGCGGCGCGCCGGTGCGAAGTCGAACAGCTGATCGCGCACCTTGTCATTCCAATTGAGGGGCTTGCCCGCCTCGTCTTGCAGATCCTCGCAGCTGACGACGACAGCATTCAGGAACTTGGTTGTTCCCTCAGGCGTCAGTGTGTCGGCCGCAGCCAGTGCAGCCACGCCAATCAGGCGGAAATTGGCCGTGAACTCCTCACGGCGGGTGCCGTTGTCGTCGGGGATGTTGACCGGGACGGTGCGCTTGAACTCCGGGTTCGAAACCAGTTTGAACATGGCTTTAAAGCCCTTTCGAAATCAGGTGAGCGTGAGGGTGAACTGGTCGTTGCCGGAGACCGGCAGCGGCGTGATGTTGAAGCTGCGTTCGACAATCCCGTTGGGGGCCGTCGTGTCGCCCGGCCGTTGCATGCGGCAGGATGGTGCCGCCAGCGTCACGATTTTGCCCGCCCCCACGCCATGCACGAGCGAGAGCGCGAAGGCGGTCTGGTTCCTGGCGAGCGTGAACGGATTGAAGCTTGCCAGACTGACGGCATCGACCTGCGTGGTGATCGACTCGGCGCGGTCACCGATGCGCACCTCCTCGAAGCCGACGAGCGAGCGGAAGGCAACCTGGTTGCCGAGATTGAACTCGAAGCTGCGCATGACCTGGGCCACGGCATTGAGCGTGAATGTCGGCGTGTTGGTCTTGTTGACCACCTGCGGCTCATTCCATGCGGTGAAAACGGGCGATGCCATGGCGGTGTCGGTGGGCGCGTCCCAGAGGCCCGTGAAGGTCCAGGCGATGACAGGAATGCCATCGGCATTGATGCGGAGTACGGCCGTGCCTCGGGCACCGCGCAACTTGAAGAGCTTGCCCTCGTGGTAGAAGTAGAAGGTGGCGCTCTCGAAATCCTTCGAGATCGGATTGTAGGTGACCGAGACGCCGGAATCGATTGTCTGTGCCAGGCCGCAGGCGCGGGCGAGCACGCCCCAGGCAGGTGCCGTGCCCGCCGTGCCGTGGCCCACCAGCTCCGTCTCGAAACTGATCATGGCATGCAGCGCCGTCAGCAGCTGCTGTTGCGCGCCGAGATAGGGGCGCTCCAGGGCGCGCGGCACATCGGTGCCCTGCATCGACTGGAAGCGAAAATTGCTGCCGAGGATCGCGTTGGCGGAGCCGGTGGGGACCGGGTCGGTAGCGTAGTCCGCCTCGATCTTGCAGGTTAGTACCTTCAGGCGGTCTTCAAACGTGGTCATGGCGGATTACTCCTTGCCCTTGGCCGGGCTCCCGGCCTCGCTGGCGTGTGTCTGCTGGTCCGGCTCGGGCAGCTTCACGAGCTTGCCCTTGACGAGAACGAAGCTGCCGCCGCTCGATGGCAGCGGCTGGGTGTCGGGAGTGGTCTTGCTCATGCGGCGATCCTCAGGTTGCTCTGGCAGGTGAAATCGGTCTGGAAGAAAAACGTGCCGTCCTCGAAGTCGGTCAGGGCTGAGCGGGTCAGCTCCATGGCGCCCTCGCCCGCCACCGGCGTGAAGCCGGCGAGCGCCAGGACGATCTCGTTCTGGATGGCGGCGATCTCGGCGATGGCCTCGCCACCCGCCACGGAGCCAGCGTAGGAGACGACCCAGCAGACGGAGATCGTGTGCGTGAGGCGCTGGCGGTGCATGCCGGTACTGTTGGCCTGTTGACCGGCCTGCAGGCCACTGGTGATGATCCAGGCCGCTGGCGTCGTCTGCGGCATGGCCTTGGCCTTCATCAGTGCCGACAGCGCAGCTGCGCCCTCGACGCGCCCGCCCAGGCTCGGGGCTTCGCTGTTGAGGCGGGTGATGAGCGTCTCGATGTCGATCATGGCGTGGCCCCGCCCGGAGCGGCCGTGCGCAGGCGCATGTATTCGGCGATCGCTGCCGTGATGCCGGTGATGTTCTCGGCGTTGAAGCCGAGGAACGGCCGCGGCGGGATTTTGCTCTTCAATGTGAACACGAACTTCGGCGCGTTGCCGCGCATGCCCAGCTTGAACTGCAGCGCCTTGGCGTTCACAGGTTTGATCGTTGCGCCGAACTGATGGGTGGCGGCGTAAGCTTTCGGCACCACCAGCTCGCCGCTCTCGTCGGTGACGTTGATGGTGATGGCGCGGCGCATATCGCCTCTGTCCACCAGCGTCGGCCCGCCGCCGAGGCCGAGCTTGACGCGCCAGGAGACTGGCCACTTCGAGCCATCCGGTGCGGTCGATGTGTCGAAACGCTCCTCGACCTGGCCCTTGACCTCATCGCCGATCGCCTGCCACAAGCCGCGCTCGCGCGGCACCGCGCCAGCGGCCGCGATCACCTTCTGCACCTGGACGTCGCCGGAGATTTCCTTGACGAGGTTCGCCATCAGCCGAAACTCTTGAGGTTGTCGTGGCTGAGCCGTGTGGCGGGTGATGAGACCAGCACTTCGCTTCCCGTCGATGCCGCAGGCTCGACGCCGGCGAGATCGAGTTTCATCACACCGTTGGAAATGTCGCGCAGCGAGCGGAGCGCCAGATTGTAGTCGTCGCGGATCTTGTCGGGGACGATCTGCGCATGCAGCTTGTAGATCGCCAGGCGCATGGCGAGATCGTTGACGAAGGCGGGTGTGGAGGCGAGTGGCAGCTGGTAGCGCACCATCAGATAGCCGTCGATCTCGGCCCCGGCATCGGTGATGGCGCGGGTGACGACGGCCGCGTCGACTTCACCGCTGCGCGGCACGGCGCGGTCGGTGAGGTCGAGCAACATCTTGCTGCTGTAGCGGGTTTCGAGATCGGACTGGCTGCAGTACACGGCGGTGCCTCAAAATGAACGGGGCGGCGGCAGCCCCAGCAAGACAACCGCCGCCCCTCGCAGTGCGCCCTGGGGCGCTGGTATTCGATCAGGCCTTGGCGGCCTCGGTCTTCTTTTCCGGAACGACGATCGCCAACAGCGGATCGCCCTTGATGGCCTGCAGCTGCTGGTCGGTCACCTCGACGTCGCGCGGCTCCTGGGTGAACTGCAGGCCGGCGCGGAAGCGGGAGGTCTGCTTGGCCACGACAGTGATCTTGGTCGTGATTTCTTTCGTCTCTTTCGACATGGTTCTCTCACGTGCTTCAGTGGTGTGGTTGAGGGGGCGGGATTTGAACCCGCGACCTGCAGATTATGAGCCTGCCGAGCTACCGCTGCTCCACCCCTCGGTGATCCTCAGGGGAGCCAGGGCACCACGAGGAGCCGGGCAGTGCCCTTCCACTCGTTGCTGTCGCCGCCAGTGGTGTTCTCACTGATAACGATCTTGCGCCCCCTGCCTTCGTTGGAAGGGCCGACGACGAGAAGGTCTCCGAAAATGCCGGCTGCCTGACCGCCATCGCCCTTGATGTTTCCGAGACCGGCGCGGGCTGTGGCATAGTTCTCATGGTTGAGCGTTTGCTTTGAACCCCAGGCCAGCTGCGGCAAGGAGAAGCCGCAGTTCTCGTAGGAGTCCACGCCATAGCTGTACTCGTTGAGATCGAAGACGCGCGGGTCCTGTGGATTGTCGCGTGATACGAAGTTGGGGGCGATCGCCTGCTGGTGAACGAGCGGCAGAAGGCCCTTTTTCGTATCGATGAGGAACCATGGCGCGCCTGAGCCGCCATCGGTGTTGGCGAAGGTGCCGGTCGACCCATCTGAGAAGTAGAGCGGGTGGTCAGTGTCGAAGAAGTACTGGCCGTCCCAGCAGTTCCGGGTGAAGCCTTCCTTGAGCAAGGCCCATGCCAGCAGCTCAGGGTTCTGTGCGGCCGCGCGCCCCATGTTATTGAAGCGCGGGGCATAGGTGCCAAGCTTGTCGAACAGGATATCGTACCGGTTGACACCGATCGTATACTCAAAGGGATCGTTCTCAACGACATGGGCATTGGCAACGACGCTCTGCACATGGCGAGGGCCTAGCCACTTGCGCATCTTCGCGTCATCGCGCAGCCAGCCATAGGTCTCTTTCTTGTCCGTCGAGGGCACATAGGTACAGATGTTCTTGTACTGGGTCTCCGCGCGCATGGCATCGAAGGCGCCCTGATACTGTGCCTTGAAGCCCGTGCGCAGGGCCGAGAGCGTGGCGTTGTCGATTTGCATTTTGTGAGTTTCCTTCTTGTCGGAGCGTTAGACGCTGGGACCCATGGCAACGTAGACGCCTGCAGCGTCGACGAAGACCACCTTGCCGGCGCGTGATCGCGTATTGCTGCCGTTGGTCTTGGCGACGGTCTGGTCATCAACGATGTAACAGTCGCTGCCGATCTCGGCCCTGGTGATGAGGTCGCCTGAGGTTGAGTTGGCCCACAGGAACACCCCGGTCTTGACGTTGATCGACTTGTCGCCGGCGTTGCCGCCGGAGTTGTCGACGGTCTCCTCGGCGCGGCCGAACTGCTTGAGCGTGGTCGCGGCCGCACCCTTGGTTGCGAAGCCGGATGCATTGATGGCAACCAGCGCGCCCTGGTAGATCAGGACGGCAGCGCAAGGCAGACTGTAGAGCGTGCCGTGCACCTCGATCGTGGTGCGTGTGGCGGCGAGTGCGGTCATGTTTGCGGTTCTCCTGGCGTCAGCCGTTTGCGGCGGCGAGTTCGGCCGCCTTGATTTTCTTCATGTCGTCGGGACTGACGTTCATGAGCCGCGCGACATGGAGCTCCTGCGGTGACAGTGAGCCCGCAGTTGGAGGCTCCGTCAGCACAGTGGTGCCGGACAGCATTGGCATGGCCGAGATTTCCTTCTCGACGTCGGCGGCTGCCGCCATGTGGCGGGCAATGTAGTGGTCGCGCAGGGGCTTCACACCGACGCGGCCTTCCTTGATGGCACCATCGACAAAGGCCGTTGCCTTGTCGCGGGCGGTGGACTGCTGAAGCGTGTTGAGCTGCGCCGTCACCGACTGCAGCTCGGCCTGAAGATTGGTGACGACGGCATTGCTGTCTGTGGCGGCGGCCGTCTTTGCCGTCACCAGGGCAGTCACCGACTGCAGCACTGCCTCGGGCTTTGCATCCGCCGCAGCACCCGCGGCCTTGGCGATGGCCGCCAGCTGGCCGGTGAGCGCGGTGTTGCCGGTGACCAGGGCGGTCACAGACTGCAGTACGGCTTCCGGCGTTGCATCGTCCTTCAGCTCGAGCACGCGCTGAAGTTCCTTCAGGATTTTGTCCATTGGATCGTCTTCCTCAGTTGAGTTGAAAACAGGTGTCAGCCCCTTGACGTTGGGGTGATTGGTGAGGGATGCGCCGCGGATGCCGACGATCTCGCCGTCGCGCACCATGAGTTCGGCCGAGACACCGCGGTATTCCCGGTTCTTGATGGCGGCGAGCCCGCGCTCGTTCCATTCGACGCGGCCCCAGAGGCCATCGGTGCGGGCCGCGAGCTCCACGAGCCAGCCATAGGCGGGTGTGTCCTCGCCATTGCCGCCGCGCTTCGAATTGGCATGATTGACATCGACCGGAGCACGGTCGACCGGATCGCGGCCGTCGAATGTGCAGAGCTGCGGCACGGTGCCAGGCTTGAGCGGCCTGATGGTGCCGCGCTCCTGGTTGAGGCGCAGCTCGCCGGCCGGGAGCAGGTGCAGCCACTCAGGCAGCGCTGCACCCTGAGCGACCGAGAGCAGCGCGCTCTGGGCGACATAGGCGAGACAAGCACTTGCAGTTTTGTGCGGCATGGGGGCAATATCGGCTGCGCAGAGCGCGGCCTTCCGGGAGAAAGGTTTCTCCCCCTCACCCGCAACAGCGGCCCGATACTCTGGTGGCTATGGCCACATTCCCCGCGAACATTGCGCCCGCCGATGCCCTCGCCTTCATGCGCGACAAGGTTCCGTTGCCAACCGAGACATGGACCGACATCTGGGCAGGCGCGCATGCCAGGGCCTTTGTCGTCGCGGGCGCCAACAGGGAAGCGATCGTCACCGACTTTCACGTGGCGATCCAGAAAGCCATTGCCGAGGGGCAGACGCTTGAGCAGTTCCGCAAGGAAGGCTTCGACGCCATCGTCGAGAAACACGGCTGGACACATCGCGGCAAGCGCGGCTGGCGCAGCCGCGTGATCTTCGAGACCAACACCCGCACCGCCTATATGGCGGCGAAGTGGAGGGCCTTTGTCGACAACAGGCTGATGCGGCCTTTCCTGCGCTATGTCGGCATTCTCGATGACCGCATCCGCCCGCAGCACCGTGCCTGGCACGACACAGTTCTGCCGGTCGGGCATCCCTGGTGGGACACGCATTTTCCGCCGAACGGCTGGGGCTGCCGTTGTGATGTGCAATCGCTCTCGCAGCGCGACCTCGACCGGCGCGGCCTCCGGGTGCAGCCGGAAGCACCGCCCGGTGCCACCGTGACACGCGAGGTGCGTTCAGGGGGAACCACCAAGTGGGTGCAGGTGCCGCGCGGCATCGATCCTGGCTGGGACTACAATGTCGGCAAGGCCGGTTTCGGCGGCTACATTCCACCCCGGCTGGTCAAAATGATCCCGCTCGTCTCGCCCATCATGTCGAAGGTGACGCCTGAGGAGCTGCCAGCCGTTCCGACGATGACAGTGCCTCTGCCCAAGCCACCGGCGGACGAGGAAGCCCTGCGCCAGATGCTGCGCGACGTCCTCGGGGGCGAGACGGCGAGTTTCGCCGATCCCCTCGGCGCGATCCTCCAGGTTGGGCAGCGTGTCGCCGATCATCTGCTGGAGAAGCTCGAGGAGAACCGGGCACGGGCCATCTATTTCCCGTTCATCCGAGAGGTAATCGAGCGGCCGCAAGAGATCTGGGTGGGCTTTGCCACCAACAGCGTCACGGGCCGGGTGGAGATGCGCCGCCGCTATGTGCGCTACGTTGTGCTGCGCAAGGGCAAGCTCCTCGGCCTGGTCAGCGACGTGCGCGGCCGTGAGCTGGTGGCGCTGACGTTTTTCGTTGGCTCCAAGCCCCGCGACGATCGCATGCGCGGCGGCCTGTTGCTCTATCAGAAGCTCGAACAGCAGGAATGATACGGGGGAGATGGGACGGGTGATCGCCTCAACGTCCCCGCTCATCGCCCAGGCCATCGGGTAGAGGCCCGGCTTGGGCAATGGCCTCTCTTAACACCCCGTCCCGCGGCCATCAAGGGCCGGGCTGCGAGGTTGCGCCAGTTTGCGCCGCCACCCCCGTTTTGGGGCACTGTCCCGGCCCGGAGCCCGATGGCGTTGAAAACCCCTTCAAAACCCCTTCAAAAGCGCCATTGAACAGTCGAGCGACGGCGGCATGGCAGCCACGGCGGGAAAACCGGGGTTCAGACCCCGGTTTCGGACCCGGCCGCCTGCCCTGCCCGCGCGTCGGCGATCCCAGCCAGGCTGGCGAGGGCCATGGCCTGGCGCAGGGCCTCGGCCAGCTGGCGCTCCGGGACGTCCGGCAGGGTCATCATCAGCTTCGCCTGCAGGTCCTGGAGGCTCGTGGCCTCGGCTGCTAGCCCGCGGATATGCTCGATGATGAGTTCGGCCCCCTCGTCCAGGTCAGCCCCCATCAGGGCGAGCACGTCATCGACGGCACCCGCGGGCGGCGCTGCAGCCGATTGCAGCGCAGGCTTGGCGGCGGGCTGCGGGAAAGGCCCTGCACCCTTGCCCTCGTCCTCTGGCATCGGGGCACCACCAATCGTCGCTTCGCCCGCTGCGGGCTCAGGAATGCCGACCCTATCACGCACCCAGTTCTGGGGGATAAGAAGACCACGCCCGGCAAGCCTGTCGATTGCCGTTGAGAAAGCGGCGAGGTCGAGGTCTTCAGGATCACGGATGATGAGCCGCGGGTATGCGGCCTGTGGACCATACTCCAGATCAATCCACGGCTTTACGAGATCGCGGTTGAGGATGGCAGCCAATGCGCCGCAATCGGCCTGCTTGATGTCTTTCTGCACTTCGCGATGTTCGCGGCCCACGGCGTGGCCACCGGCGATGGCGTCTGTCGTCGCGGTCTGTCCGAGCACTGCTTTTGAAACCTGCTGGTCGAGGAAGTTGACGCGCTCCAGATAGAGCTGCCCGGATTTGTCGGCCGTCTTGCTTTCGATGAACTCGATCATCATGCCCGCAGGGATGACCGCGGCACAGTCCGCGGCGATATTCATCACGGCATTGAACAGCACGCGCTTGTCTTCCTCACTTGCACCGGTCTGATACTTGCCGATGCGAATGGGCTGTCCGTAGCTCTGCAGGAATATGGCCCAGTCCTTCTGCGAGAACATCTTGAACATGTAGGCCCAGGCCACAACGCGGGCCAAGCCCGAGCGGATGGTAAGGCCACTCTTCATCGGCATGCGCGCCGTGATGAACTTCATGGGTGGCAGCGGCACGTCGCCGCCAACCTCGCGCAATAGGGGCGTGTCGAGATCGTGCCGTGCGAAATTGAAGAACCTTGGCGACTGGTACTTCAGGATAGACGGTTGCCACTGGCCAGTCGAGCTGTCCCAGATGATCTCGGTGAAGCTGATGCCCTTGCCGACTGCATCGAGAATATGAAAGAGCTCGATCTGCAGCGTATCGCGCTTCAGCCATGTGCGGATCATGTCGGCTTTGGCCACATCCTCTCTCTTGTCTGAAGCGGCCTCGACTGTGACCTCGGTCTGCGAGACGATGCGCTTGCGGGTGCCCAGCACACCGACATAGTGCAGGTCTCGCTCCTCCATCAGCTCGGCCAGCTCGAAGTATTCGAGCGGATTGCCGGCGTCGACCTGGCGCATGATGCTGCCAAGGCGTTCCGGTTCGAGACCATCGGCTGGGTAGCCGGAAATCGGCGACCTCACACCAACCGTCGAGGCCCCACCGATCTCTCGCGTGAGCGTGGACGTATCAACTTTGTCTGGCTTGGACGAAGTCACCGGGCGGCCATTGGGGTCGAGGATTTGTGCTGGCATCAGATTGTTCCTTTCAAAGCGCGGCCTTTCGGCTCGCGCCATGCGGTTTCCGGCGCGAGGCTGGCGCGCTGGTCATAGGGCGTGTCCCAGGTGTCGTTGCGTCCCTGCGCGTTGGCGCCCGCTGCACTCTCGTAGCCATACTCCGCGACATTCATCAGCGAGGCGTACCAGGCCAGGGCAAGCGAGACGGCAAAGTCGCCGTGGCGCTTGAGGCCGCGGGTGCCGGTGCGCACATCGGGGATCTGCGCCACGCCCTTCTTGACCTTTACCGCCCGGAGATCACCGAGGAGCTCGGCGTCTTTCGGCAGATGAATGATGCCATCCTCGAAACCGGCTTTCACGCGCGGCATGTTGAGGCGGTACCAGTCGACGGAAAACTTGATTTCGGCGATGGCCCCGCCCTGCTCGTCCTTCGGATCGTATTTGCCATAGCGCCGCGACATGGCCTCGGCCACGTAGCCGCCTGCACCCGTGGCGTCGAAGGCCGCGCCGCCCCGGCGCTGCAGGGCCTTCCAGATGTGATCGACGATCGCGAACTGTTCCTCATGGGGTACGTTGCGCAGTTCGAGGATGAGCGGAGTGCGCCTGCTGAGCACCTCATCCTGGTCCATCAACGTGACCTCGGACAGATCAACGACGCGGCCGAAATCGAAGCCCAGGGAGTGCCGGTGCCTCTGGTCGAGGCCGGAGAGGGCAACGGTGAGCTCGGCCAGTTTCTCGCGCAAGTGAACCTGCTGGCGATTGTCGCTCCAGCTGAGATAATCGGCGGGCCATTGCCAACGCAGAATGTGCCGTTCCGCAGGCAAGGTCATACGGCTCTCGATCAGTTCCGTTGATAGCCATGCACCGGAGCCCTGCGACGGTACGCAGAACAGTTCCTCATCGGCGCCATCGCCGTAGAAGTCGACAATGCTTTCGCGCCACGCCGCTTCTTTCCCCGCACTCCATTCATCACCCTTCACCAGGCAGATGCGCTTGAAGAGCCCGTCCTTCAATGCGTCGTCAAAGTCGATGCGCATCAGTTCGTATTTGTGGCGCTCGCTGCGGATGCCCTGCACGAGCTCATTGAAGGGATTGTCCACACCATTGTGGGTCGAGCAGATCACGACCTGGCCGCCCCACATCAGGAAGGCCAGCGCCGCCTTCAGCAGTTCCGGCAGCGAGTCCACGAAGGCCGCTTCGTCGATGATGGCGAGGCCCTGCTTGCCGCGCAATGTGCGTGGGGCCGATGACAGGCCGACGATTTCGAAGCCCGAGGCAAAGCGGATACGGAAGGCCTGGATGGAGCGGGTTTCCTCGCCGGTCTTTTCATCGTCGAACAGGAACTCCTCGGCCGCCGATGCCGCGATAGAGAAAGCCTTGGCCCACATGGCGCAGGCGTCGATGAACTCGCGGGTCATCTCCTGGGCGTAGGAGATGTAGAGCACGTCCATGCCCCTGGCTTTGCGGGAGCGCGAGGCGCGGAGCACGGCCGCAGCCGCAAGGCCCCAGGTGAGGCCGATACGGCGCGACTTCTCGATGACCAGAACATTTGTGCCGCTGTCGACCAGGAGCACGGCGCGCTGCTGATAGGGCAACAGCGCCTTCTCGGTGTTGGCGGCCGAGCCTGCCACCTCCTTGATGACCTGCTCGATGGCGGCGGCCGTTTCCTCCTGCCGCAGCTTGAGCCAGTCCTCCGGTGTCTGAGGATTGGCCATCAGGATTCCTTGCCGAGCACCTTGGCGATGATCGCCTGGGCCGTCTCATCGGAAATCCCGCGCTCTTTCACTACGGTGTTGACGGCCTCGACAGCCGTTTCCCTGGCGCGGTCCTCAATGGCCACGCGGCGCTTGGACGAGATCGAGCCAGCCTGCTCCAGCCGGTAGATGGCCAGGCTGATCTCCTTCATCATCTTGGCGCCGACGTCGAGATCCATGACCGCGACTTCTTCGGTTATGTTGTAGATGATCGACTTGCACATTTCGGTGATGAGCATGCCGACATCGCCCTCGGGCATGTCGTTCAGCTTCTCGGCAAAGACGGCCGCCATCTCGCGCGAGCGCCTGATGTTCATGCCGATCTTGGCCAGTGCCAGGCTCTTGCGGTTGAAGGCACTGCGCGACACGGGATCGAGCCCGAGCGCCAGCAGGTGGCCGTTCAGTTCCTCGCGGATGCTTTCGGCCGTGCGCCGGTTTTCGGCCAGATCCCTGATGGCGGCCTGCACATGCGGGTGCGCCTCCTCCGGGAGCAGGTCGATTGCCGCCAGCCTGCCGCGCTTTGCTTCCGCCATGGCATCAGGCCTCGGGTGACGGCGGGTTGACGCCGTCGAGCAACGCCAACGCTTTCACGTGATCATGGCCGCGCTGCTTCAGGGTACCGATCAGCACCGAACCGAACTCGCGCAGGTCGATGGCGCCGAGTCCTTCCAGAAAGCGCATCTCGGTGCGGATGACTTCGCGCGGGCGCTTGATGCCGACCGCCTCGGCCTCATGTTGCAGCACGGTCTCGTTGGCCGTGTAGCCCGGCTGCGCTGCCAGGGACTTGAGAATGGTGAGGCGCAGGTCGCGCTGCATGAAGGCGGAATAGTTGCTCATATCATTTGCTCTTGCGGCGGGCGGAGGTGGGCGTGCTGAACTCGATGTTCTCGATGAAGCGCTCCAGGCGGCCGATGCCGTTTTGAACCGGCTTCAAGCCTTCTTCGAGAACGCGGATGGAGCCCTTCACGGACTCGACATTCATCTCCAGCGCATGAAAGCTGTCCTTGCTGGGCAGTGTGGCGATGGTCGCCTCGATCTTGGTCAGGCGCTCGCCGTGATTGTCGATGTCGGCCTTGGTGGCGCGGCGCGACTGGCTGACATAGAGATAGAGGGCGTTCAAGACGCCGAAGAGCAGGGCAGCGAGGGCAATCCAGTCTTTGTTTTCCATGTCTCAACGCCCCTCGTGTTCTTCCTGGCAACAGATGCAGCGCCGGGCCGATGGCAGCGCCTTCAATCGTTCGGCCGGGATTTCGATTCCGCAATCGCAGCACAGCTGCAGTCCCATGCGGGAGACGCCACGGCGGATGCCGCCGATCGACAATGCGCGTTGCAGCTCGATACGCTCGCTGGCAGCGTCCACGATATCAGCCACGCTTCTTCGGCCCCGGCGTTGAGAAACGCTCATAGTGTTTGCGCAGGTCGATGTACTGGGCGCGGCACATGGCCAGCGCCTGGCGGTGGCGCGCCAGCGCGACACGGGCATCATCACCCACCTTGACGCCGGGATCTGCCGGCGTGATGGCGAGATCGCCGCTGAGTGGCGGTATTGTTTGCAGCCTGGCACCGGAGCGTTCATTGAATGGCGCGCAGGCGCTCAACGTCATGGCTGTCGAGAGCGCAGCCACGAGGCGGAGCACATGCGCAGCTGCGCGTGGCGAGCTTCTGTTCATATCCGGCAATTTCCTTGTTGTGATCCTCGGCCGTCTGTTGCTGCTCGGCGTACATGGCCATCAGGTCGCGGGCGTAGGCCTCGACCCTTGCACTCAACTCACCGGCCTGCTGGTTGCGAACGACAGCATCGTATTGCGCCGCCATGGCCGCATCGGCATTGCGCTTTTTCTCGGCCTCGAGGAGCGCGATCTCGGAGCGGGCCTTGGCGAGCTCACTCTTGTAGTGCGCGGTGTTGTTGATGGCGACGAATGCCCCAACTCCGAGCACGATCCAGTGGATGTTGCGCAGGAGCCATGACAGGATGAGGAGCGCGGCCGACATCAGACATCCTCCTCGCGCGCCTTGCGCCAGCGCTTGCGCGCCAGCCAGCCTGCAATGCCGACGACGATGGCCAGGGCAATGATCGGCGGCCACAGCCGCGTTGGCACGAGGAACAGATAGGGCTGCACATGCCAGAGGGCATTCTGCGCCACGTCAAAGACCGAGGTGACAACGGCCACGACCGCAGCAACGGACTGCGCCACGAGGCCCCAGATGGTCGAAGACTTGGTCATGGGCCTGCCGCCCGGCACATCGAGCAGGCCGCGGGCATCGTCCATCTCCTGGATCTCGGACGGTGACAACTCGGGCAGGAGGAAGCGCAGGAAGACCTGGCGGCGCGGGTCAGCCTGAAACAGCAGGCCCTCGGCGGTGCGGCGCTTCACCAGGCCCGGCAACACCTTGCCATTGGCTTTGACCCAGAGGTTCAGGCGGCGCGGCACGGCGTCGAAGTCGCGCGCGTTGACTGCCGCCAGCACACTCGACTTTGCAAAGGCGGCCTCACCGACATTGAAGGCGAACGACACAAGCGCGCCAAACTGGTTGTCGTTGAGCGTCACCTTGACGTATTTGGAGACGCTGCGGCCGAACAGCGCCAGATCCTGCGCGAGCACCGCATCGGCATCCTTGCGCGTGATGCGCATGCCGGGGAACACCCTGGGCTCTCCCGCCATTGAGGTGTGGCCATGGCCGATGGTCCAGACGCCCGCAGGACAGAGATAGGCCACGCCACGGAAGCCCTCGAAGGTGCGGACGAGTTCGCGCGTCGCGTTGTTGACCGGCCGCACTTCGGCAACACCCTGAGGCGCCGGGGCAGCCGCGGCACCCCAGAGCGCCGGCAGATCGAGCATGTTCATGATGGCCAGGGCTCCCAGGAGATACATGGCGATGGCGGCGGCGCGCATGATGGGCCCCTAGATCTCGGGGCCGATCTTGCGCATCAGCATTTCGTGCTGCGGGATTTTGAGCGTGGCGATCATCATCTGGCAGCCAGCCGCATTGAAGCCCATCAGCAGCACGGTAAGCTTGCGGGCCGAGCGGGCTGCGATGAGCACGGCCGGCGTCGGATAGGCCGTGGCGGGCGGCAACGCATTGAAGGCAAGCATGTAAGGCTCGGGCGGCAGTTTCTCGAAGGTGACGCCGGGAACACGCTTCACCAGTTCGGCGCGGGCCTCATCTGCGCTGACGCAGGAGGTCATGAACTGGCCGGCCTCGCGGTCGGCGACAAACACCACAGGCGGTGGGCCGCTGACATGCTCGCCCACCAGGCGCAGCTTGTAGTCCTGGGCGCCCCAGCTGCCAGCCAGCAGCAACAGGCCCAGCAGGGCGATGATGGCGAGCACCAGCCAGCCCAGCCAATGCAGTTCCGGTTCGCGGGAATGTTTCATGTGAAACTCCATCGCGCGATGCGCCGCGCGTGGAGGCACAGTCACCTGAATTCCGGGATAGCTTGGGGGAGAAACCTTTCTCCCGGTCGGCGGCTAGAGCAGAGGGAGCTGGCTGATTTGTGCTGAGACCCGCTTCAGGTCCTGTAGTCTGTTGCGGTGATACTGCACGGTGCGCTCATGGAAGCCACAACGGCGCGCAATCTCCCGTTTGGACATGCCCTTGTCAATGAGCTCGTGCATGAGGCGCCAGCGCTGCGCGTTGGAATGGTTCGGTCCCATGGGGATCAAAAGATCGATGCCACCATTGCCCGGCGCTATGGCCTTGCCGATCGCCAGCGCAGCCTGATGGCCAACGAGGCGTGACAGCCAGTTGTCGGCGGGAGGCCTTGCCATGATGTAGACGCGGGTGCCGCCAACAGCCGATGCGATCTTTAGTGCGGTATCGAGACCGGCAGCTTCAACAATCTCGCCGAGGACGCCGGGAAACGCCAGGCGCGAAACAGTGACGAGACTGGTGGACGAAAGAGTCGTTGCTGCGAGGGCCGTGCCAGGCGCGGCCGCGCGTGTTCCTGAAGTCATGAGGCAGACCTGTGCTGTAGAGGTTGCCTCCCGCGGGAACAGCGCAGAGAGGATGGTGCGAATCTAGGAGGCGCGAGTCACCGGGTCAAGCGGCCGGATGGACGAGAGGAAAAAGCTCATCCGCGCACCATCGGCGCGCTGCCACTTCACCTGGTAGGAAACGCGCCGGCCGCGCCTGCTGATCCAGCAGCGGATGCGGCTCACCGGCTCGCCTTTGAAGGCGGCAGCGAAGAGCGGCTCATCCTGCAGGAGCGCGTCGACCGTGGCCTTGATCCTGTCGGACGGGAGATTGTAGGCGCGGGTTTTGCTGCGGGCCATGTCAGCACCACAAGCAGCACTGGTTGAGGCAGGCGCGGACGGCCTGGTCGCGCTCCATGCCGATGAGCACTAACTGCTTGGCTGGATCGAAAAACCGAAAGGCCCGCTCTGCCGCGCGCAAAGCAGCTGCCATATCTCGGTAGCGTTCATAGTACGCGTCCAACGATGCGTATTGTGTCATGAATTCCCCTCCCGCCGGCCACGGTCAATCATGCGTTCCAGCGGCGACCGCGGCATGGGCTTGCGCTTGCGCTCAGCATGTGTGCGATACTTGTCGAGATAGGTCTTCTGGGCCTTCAGCCAGACCTTGTACGGATGATTGGCGCGCGGGCCGAAGGGATAGGCAGCGAAGATCGCGCCTTTCCGTTCCTCGAATGACGCATCAGGTGCGAGCTGGTGGTGCACCTTGTCGATCGCATGCCAAGCTTCTCTAACCCAGCTCACGGACTCGCTCCTGCGAATTTTTCTGTCTCATTGCCCCAGACAGTGTTTCCCTCACCCGGCCAAGGCGCGCGGGCGAACAGATCCACGCGGCGGCCGCCAGGCGTCATGCGCTCGACGATCGTGCGCATCTCGTCAGGTTTGCGGCTGTGCTCGCGGGCCGGGGCGATGATGACGTTGGGCACATCGGTGAGACGGGCCTGGGGGCGGCCGATGCGGCCCACAAGGAACGGCTCGCAGGCGCTGCGCATCGTGTAGCCCGTGCCCATCTTCGGCTTGAAACCGTCTTTCGTGGTCTTCACCCATGAGCCGCCCGTCACGTGCCGGAAGCCCCAGCGCTGCATGCAGGCCGTGGCCAGCGGCAGCTTGGGCCACACGGCCCACATGATGAGGGTGCAGGTGCTGGAGGCGAGATCGCCGACGGGCAGCTGCAGCACCTGGTCATCGGTCATCGTCGCGTATTGCGCCTGCGGCGATTTCTCTTCGCCCTTGTCGCTGTACATTTCGTAGTGCCACGGCACGTCGATGATGATCGCGTCGTAGCCGAACATGGGGAGCTTGGAGAAGATGCTCATGGGCGGGCGATCTCCTGAATGCTGACCGTGAAGGTGACGACGTAGGCCGCGCCCGCTGCCTTGAGGTCTGCAGTGTCCTGGGCGAGAGCAGCGCGCAGGCCGCTGACTTCGAGTCCCTGCTCGAAGGTCAGGGCTTGGCCCGGCAGCACTGTCAGCGCGCAGCTGCGCACGATCGGTGTACCGACGTCTGGCCTGTGAGCAGAGCCCATTTCAGTCAGCCCCGCGAACGAGCGCATTGTCCAGCGCCACACGGCCAAGATCAGTGACGACGCAGTATCGCTGCTGGCCCTTGCCCCAGACTTCAAGCATCCCCCGATCTACAAGGGCATTGACCGTCTGATACTTGTGAAACTCAAGGTGTGCGCCCTCGACGCGCCAACCGGCCTTGCAGTAGCGCAGTCCACCTGAATGCGCGGCCGCATGAGCCGCCGAAAGTGCCATGAGCATTGCGCGGGTCATCGGTTTTCCTCCCAGATCATGCAGATGACGATCAAGGCCACAAACAAAACGACTGCCACGACGATCCCGGAGACAATCTTGATGATCAGGTCCGGGCCGCCGACAACACCTGCGGCGCCGAAGAAGGCAACGATTGCGCAGAGGACAACGATGGGCGATTTCATGCTGCGGCCCTCGTCAGCGAGGACAGATAGGCCCGCGCCCACGATGCCGACGACGAGGGCATGCGAAGGTCCTCGACGCTGAAGATCAGATCGCCAAGAGCCAGGTGACGGTGGATAAACTTCGCTGCATCCCGCCATGTGTTGAAGTGGCGCTCCCAGCTGGGAATGTTCTCGCCGAAGACAACGCGATATCGCGCCGTGAGTGGATCGACTTTCGCGCTTGACTGCTTCCCTCGTGTTCGTTTGGTCATGCTGGTCTCCTTTATGCTGGCAGGATGCTGGCGGCCTAAGCCGCCCGCGTTGATTTCATGGCGCGGCGCAGGTCGTGGCCGAGCATCTTGGAGAGCTCGGCCCATTGCGCGTTGCGCCACAGGCTGGGTTCACCGGCGCCGGGCATCACGGCGCGGGCGTGGTCATCGAGCGGCAGGCCCGGTGCAACAGCACCAAGGCGCATGAGCTTCGCCAGCTGCGCATCGCAGACAGAGCGCGCCGGCATGGCCCGCAGCGCCAGGGTGACGCCCTCGCGGGCGAGCCAGCTTTTCAGGGCCTCCGCCACGGCCTTCACGTCGGCGCTGTTGCGCAGCCACTCGGGCCGGGTGATCTGTGTCTGGCGGGCAACGAAGGCCATCAGCGCCTCGTCCCTGCGATCGGCAACGGCGCCGAGATTGTAGAGCGAGATCCACAGCGCCTGGAGCATGCGCCCCGCAGGCGAGACGAAGGGGCTCTTGCCCCTGCCCCGCTTGTGCCGTGCTGCTCCTTCGCCCTGGCGCTGTTCCATGCCACTGATGACGCGCATCAGCTCGCCGTCGTTCAGTTCCGCGGCCGAGCGCCGGCCTGTCTGCTGTTGCAGGACGTCGCGGTAGAGATCGTCATCGAGCGCAAGCTGCTTCTTGAGAACGTGGACGCGGGCCAGAAGCTGGTTGCGGCTCATGAGCGCCACCATGTGCGGTTCCGCCATGCGAGGATCAGGCGGATGGTCCATTCGGGGAGCCAGCCTGGCAGGCTGGCTTGTTCATCGACAATGCCTTCGACGCGGCCCCAGCCGAGCGCCTTCAGGCGGGCTTCCGCCTCAACCCAGGAGGAAGCACGGATGCGCTCGCAGCACGTCTCGCCGCCGAACGGATATTCGATGACGTATGTTTTGACCTGGTCATTGCGCGCCATCTGCCGCCTCCTTGGCAGGGCGCTTGACCAGGACGAGATCGAGGCCAGCGGCATTGCAGACGGCGACAAAGTTGCCGAGCACAGGTGAACTGCGGCGCCAACGCTGAAAGGTGTCGTGCTGTACCCCTGCCAGCCGGCAGACTTCGGCAGGGTGCATTTCCATGGACTGGACATGCAGCAAGAGCTGCTTCACCAGCGGTGACAGATTGGTGGGGATCGGCTTACGTGGCCAGTATCCGGCCTTTGGCCTCCGGAGCAGGCCCAGGTGATACGCCCTCACGCCGATCGCGCTTTCGGTGCGCTCAGGCAGCCGCGCGGCGCAGGCCTTCAGCCCGTCACTGAGGTAGTGCGTACGCAGCACCTGCAGCTCTTCCTTGGTCCACTTTTTCCAGACGGCTCGTGCTCGCGCCATGGGCCTCACTCCTGGATGCTCAGGCAGCCGCGGGTGCTGCACTGGCCGGCGAGGTGTTTCTTCGCGCCGCGCAACACCCAGCGGAACGTGCCGCCGCAATTCTTTTGGCAGGGCCGCTCTCCCGATTGAGGGCCGCCGGGCCTCAACTCCTTCTTGATGTCGACAAACAGGGTGAGGGCGATATTGATCTCGCGGCTTTCCATCAAATCCCCCGGACCTTCGGCGCGCAGGCCGAGCAGAGATCGGGCGCTATCCAGAAGCACGGGCCATGATCGGTGATGCACGGCTTACGGTTCTCGCTGCAGCCGCATTGGCGGCATGTACGCACGAAGCCGCTTGGTGGCTGCGGCTCTTCCGGTCCGGTCCAGGGTGGGACCAGCATCTGCGCGTAGCCAAGCACCGCATCGAGCCGGTCATGCGCCCCCTGCCCGAAACTGCGATCAGCGCTGGCCCACGTCGCGAGCAGTGCCGCCATGAACTGGACCTGCCCTTCGGGGTTGAAGCCGGAAAGTATCCGCGAATGGAACTCGTAGACTGTCGGCGACGGGCCTGTGATGTGATACAGGATTTCCTTCATCGTGAGGGCGACGGGGGTGAACTCGATATCGCTGGGTTTGATGTCACGCATGATCGCCTCCCTCGGGCTTGGCGGGCATTTCGACATTGGCCAGGTCGATCGGGATGTAGCGCCACTCGCCATCGGCCGTTTTGCGCTCATAGAACCGCACATAGGTTTTCGAGCCGATGACCCGCATGCTGTCGTGGATGGCGTCGATGGCATTGCGCCAGCGCGGATCGTCGATCTCGACCCGCATCAGCATGAACAACTCGGCGCGGTTCACCTGGCCCTCCTTGTCGACCTGGAAGGCGCGGGTGATGACGGCACGGAGTTCCGGCCGCGACTCCGCGCCCCATTCGCGCAGGCACTCATCGATCAGCGCCTTGGCCTGCTGAAGTTCCGGCCCGAAACTGATGCGATCGGCGACCGACACCTGCACCTTGAGCAGGCCGTCGAAGCTCGTGAACGTCATGTTGCCCTTCTGGCCGCCCGGCTTCGCGCCGTAGTGCTGCGCCAGCAAGGCGCTGTAGGCATTCACGTCATCGAACGTGTGCCCCTTGAAGCGCGAGATCTGCGCCGACAGCTCGCGGGCGAAGGTGGCCACCTTGCGGACCATCTCGTCCATGAGCTTGTCCTGTGGCTTGATCGTCTCCAGGGGCACGAAGGCGCCGCGCGCGTCGCGCATGTGCGGCTTGCCGTCGAGGTGGACGATTCCAGTTGCGATGTTGGCATTCATGATGCGGTTTCCCTTTGAGCGGTGGAGCGGATAAGTTGCGGCTGATGGTCATCGAGCCAGCGGACAAGCGAGGCGGCATTGATGGCAGCGCCCTGCCCGTCTGCGGCTAGTGCGGCCGTGCGCAGCTCGGTGAGCATTTCCGAGGCCACGGCAGTGAAGTGCGCGAGGTCGCGCACATCGTTGAGGCTCACCTGGCTGGCGAAGCGGACGCTGACGGAGATGTTCATCAACCGCCTGAGGTCATCGCCAACGAGGCGGGTGGGTGCGGCGTTTGTCATGCGACGCCCGCCTTGTGTGGATCGAAGACGCACTCACCCTTGTATGTGAACTGTTCACGGGCCTCGTGCTCGACGACCGTCAACAACGCCTTCATTGCCGTGCGAACGACGTCGGCTTCTGTGGCGTCGGTTTCAATGAGCCACCGCCTTCCGCACCATGCGAGGGACTCTCCGGTGCGATTGCAGATGCCAAACCTCGAGTGGACCTGCAGCCACATCTGGCTTTCATCCTTCAGGCTTGTTCCCGCCCCAAGTTCGAGGTCAGGTATGCTGATGTCCTTGATGATGAGGACGAGCTCTCCGAAGGTCATGACCGGTCCCCTTCGTCCATTGGCAGCACGCGGAACGGACGCCGGCTGACGCACGGGAAGAGCGTGACGTTGCTCTCCTGCAGGTGCGCGAGCGTGAGCCGCTGGGTGTCAGGCACCCGCAGGCGCTCCAGTGTTCGCGCCGTGGCCTGGGCGCCGAGCAGCACCGTGCGCATCTGCCGGAGGAGCTCCGGCGTCGGCGCAACTTCGCCCGCGATCACCTGGTTCATGACGGAGATGACGCTTTCGAGCTTGTCACTCAGCATGGTCGGTGCCCTCCTTTTTCAGGTTCTGACGGGCATGCGGGCAGGTCTTGCAGGCGTGGTACAGTTGGATGCGGACTTCTGACGTTGGCCGGAAGTGACGGTTGAACTCCTGGTTCTTTCTGCAGCGCTCCAAGGGAATGCTATGCTCGACCGGGCAACTAACGTCGTCACCCATCAGCCGGGCACGGACGGCCTGCTCAACATGATGCGGTGCCGGGTATTTGCGGCGCAGAACCATGCTCACGACGGTCACCTGGTAGTCGATGACCTTCGCAACCTTGCTCTGGGATGACGCGTCACAGGCGTGCGCCAGGGTGGCCACCCAGTCGGGCATATCTATGCCCCAGGCCTCCAACGCGTTCTCATAGGCGTTACAGACGACGCCCGTTCCGGGCTTGGGCCCGCGCTTTCTCGGGGCAGCTGTCTCCGTCATAGCGTCACCTCATGCGCAAGGCCGCGACCGAAGAAGGCGCCACTGTTGACGTCATAGATCAGGGAGGCCTCGCAGAGCCGCGGTGGCAAGGGACCCGTGTTGCGGGCGGGGCGAAGCTGCCAGCAGCCCTGCATCCGCCGCATTGGCGCGAGTTCGATCAGATAGTCGGCTTCGGAGAGGCGCGCGACATAGGTTTCGACGTCTGCCTTGCGCACGAGCTCGTGTGTACTCAGCACCTGCCACAGCTGCTCGATCGTGAAAGTCCTGAAAGAGCGGATTTGCCGCCAAATGGCGCGGCGGCGCTCCCAGTCTGATGCCGGGTTTCCCCTGCTGTCGAAGACCACAGGGTCCACCTGCAGGCGGACAATCGCAAAGGTGTCCTGTTGGTCAGTGGTTTTGCCGACGAGCCGCGCAAAGTCTGAGCGGACAAGCCACAGCAGATAGCGCTGGGCCCTGCTCTCGGTTGAACCCGTTGCCTGGGCCAGGTCGAATGCCGTGAACATGCGCTTCGCGTTCGGCATTTGCCGGATCGCGAGCCACATCTCCTCATGCCCCGGCTCTATTGTCAGGGTGAAGGGCGGCTTGGCGACCGGCCATGAACGAGGCCGCGCGAAGGCTGCGAGCACGCTCATTTTGCACCTGTGCGGCGGCGTTGCAGCTTGTCACGATAAGCCTGTGGCACCCGGAGCATGACCTCCTCGCCCCATGCAGCCCTATCGACGTGGGAGAGGCCTTTACGCAGCCCCAGCTCGCGCACCGATGCTATGCTGGACGCGATCATGCGGGCATTGCCGAGGCAGTTGCTGATGATGAGGGACAGCAATTCATCAGCAATCGTGACGCCTGGTGAGTAGACTTTTGCCAGAAGCTTAGCATCTGACAGGTTGGTATCGCGCGCCTGGACCCAGTCGAGTGTTCGGCTATAGGCGCGGTGGAACTGGGCGAGCTTGTTGGCGACATCCTCCTCGCCGATGAGGATCAGTGGAAGCGTCGTGGCGTCCATGACATCGCGGGCAATGTCGATAAGGCTTTTCTTCACGAGGTAGTCGGCCTCGTCGATGATCGTCAGACGGGGATCGTCGGTCAGCGCCTGGATGATGAGGTTCACCTTGCGGGCCACCGTGCCCTTGGCGTTGAACACCATGAGTTCTGAGAGCCACGAGTCGACGAGCTCGGTGCCGTTCCAGCGCGACTTGATGTCAATGCGGATGGCGTTGAACTTCTGGTGGACGAAGCGCGCCGCTTCGCTCTTGCCGAGGCCTGCGACGCCACTGAACACGCCAATGTTGGTTACGCCTGCGGGCCGGTTTGTGAGCCGGACAGCTAGCTCCATCATGAGCTGGACATTCTGCGTCGGTTGCGGCTCGGGCCGGGGTTTGTACTGGAGCTTTTCCATGCTATGGACCCTCTGTTGTTTGGACTAGAGGGGCGTGTGCCGTTGCGAGCGGCCGCGCCCCAAATCGTTACGCGTTAAGCCACTCACGGCCATGGCTCTCGAAGATCGGTGCCATGGATTGGAACTCTGAACTCAGTTCGTAAGACCCCAGCCAGCGCGCATCCTCCGGAGAGACCTGCATGCTGGCGGCAATCGCATCTTTGATCGCGATAGCGCGCTGAAAGCGCTGCTTGGCTGTCTCGGGAAGCACGTGAACATTGCTGGCGGGTGCCTGCGCGGCCTCCACTTCCCGCACGAGCTGTTCAAAGGGGCTTTGAAGACCCGTTGAAACACCCTCATCAACGGCATTAGCCGCGTGGATCAGGGCATCACTCTCGTGCTCAGCGGTGCGCCGCGGGAACGGCATCACATTCGGTGCGTTGCGTTCCGCCAGGCGCAGCATGGCTTCGGCCATGTGGCCCGGCTTGATCTTGCGGGCCTCTGCGCGGGCTTCCTTCAGCTGATCGGCAACGATGCGCTTCTGCTCGATGCGGACACGGGCAACGGCCTCGCGCGGATCGACGCCGGCGCGCGCCGGACAGACGGCCTCGCAGATGAAGGCGCCGTGCTCATCGTCGAAGACAAACAGGCGGCCCATGTCCTCCGGGTCCTGCCGGCAGAACACGCGGGTGCCCGCCTGTAGCGCACTGGAAATGTAGTGCGCGTCGTCAAGGCGGATGCCGCTCTTGGTGACGGTGCGCCAGCCGCCCTGGATGGGCGAGAGCAACAGGTCGAGGGCGCGATGATTGCTGATGGTGCGGATGGCGCCCAGGGCGCTCTGTGCCCGCAGGAACGGCGTGGTGCCGATGCCCGCATGCGTGGCATGGGCGTAGATCTCGGAGGCCCAGCGGTCGAGATCGCGCTGGAAGGCCGCGAGGGACAGTTCGACGCGGAAGGCGCTGCTGTCATCCTCGCCCAGGCGCTGCGCGAAAGCCTTGCGCTCCTCGATCTGTTTGCGGTCGGCAACATTGTGGCCGATGAAACCGGGGAGCAAGCTGATCCATTTGTGCTGCAGGGTCTTGATGGCCCGTTCGACGATGCCTTTCTGCTCCGGCGAGAATGGCGCCGTCACGTCATGGACAATGGCAAGCGAATGCACGGCGCGCTTGAAGGCATGGCTCGTGAAGTCCGAGCCATTGTCGGTGCGCAGCATGTCGGGGACGCCCCAGGCGATGATGGCCTTGCGCAGAAGCGCCAATGCGGCATCGGTGCGGGCTGTCTTGCTGACATGGGTGATGAGGCGGCGTGAATAGACGTCGACCAGGACGTAAATTGAATGCCTGCCATCGAGCAGCAACACGTCAGCTGGCGAGGCGTCGATTTCCCAGAGCTCGTTGAGGCGCGTGATCGCCGCATAGGCATCGCTGCCCGCAAAGCGCATGTGCGATTTGTAGCGGTCAGGGTTGGTGGCGGCCGTGAGCGCTGCCGCGTTCCGGCTCTTGAATGAGGTGATGAAGCGCTGGAAGCTGCGCTCGTGTGGCAGGGGCATTTCATCGGTGCCCATGCGCAGCATGCGGCCGAAACGCTCCTCGACCAGGTCTTTGAGCTGCACGGCGGAGAGAAACTGGTTTTTGATCAGGAGTGCGGCGATATAGGTGGCGACATCGCCCTCCTCCGCTTCCTCCAGTACGCTTCTGGACTTGCGGCCCTCACCGCCGACAGCGTGAATATTTCCGCTGTCGCGGGCTTTGCGCCAGCGGGCGATGGAACGAACGGACACCTTTCCGAGCTGGTCTCCGACCCACGCGGGCACGGTGAGTTCTGAACGCCTGAAGCGCTCGACAAAGTCGCAATCCGCCGCGAGCTTTCCCAGCGAGCGATTGTCCCTGAAGTGCTGATCAGCCATCGAGACAAGGACGAGACGGGCATCGCGGCGCAGAATGCGAGCCGGAGTGTCGGGGTGAGGCCCAGCAACCATCGGCCGCGGAGTCGATTGTGGCGCGAGGCTGTCGATTTTCGTGGCGCGCGCTGAAAGCGCGATGCGGGCGGGTGCCGGCAGGATGCTCACATGGTATTCCACGCCGCCGCCCTTGCCGCTGCGCCGGCGGGCGAGTGGTTCGCCAGTGGCAGCTACGCGAGTGTCCCACCCCTCGCGCCTGGCCATGAGGTAGAGGCCCTCACGGCTCGCTGGCAGGCCCGGCAGACACAGGGCGGCCAGGTCAGATGCGCTGAACCAGCCCTTCATGCCTTCTCCTGCTGGGTCAGGAGGCGCTGGGCCTGCGTTGCGATCTGTTTCCGGACCTTTTTCGAGGCTTTCGACCAGAGCTTCATGAAGGCGGCGAAGTGGCGTTCATCCGGCGTGGCCGTGTCGATGCGATTGAAGTGGAGCGAGGCTGCAGCTGAAACAGTCTTGGCCTTGGGTTCCGGCGCGAGGATCAAATCGAGGAGTGCGCCCTGTGCCTTCTTGTCCTCGCGGGAAAGGGCCTGCAGTTCTACGAAGTTGTCCGCGAGGATGCTGCCCTTGACGCGTTGCAGGGCGGCCGGATCGAGGCCGTCTGCGATCGCCAGATAATTGTAAACAGAGCGGCGGCTGAGTTTGAGTGTTTTCGCTACCTCGGCATCGAAATGGAGCAGTTGCTGCTCGCCCTGCTCGGCTAAGTGCAATTTTTGCACTTTGCGATCGCCGCCGCGGCGCGCGGCGGGATTTCGGCGCTTGTGAATGTCCCGGAGCACGGCCAGGTGAACCGCCTTGTCGACAACCGACAACTCGTTTCTGGCCAGATTTTCGATGGCCTCAAGCTCGGCGGCCTCGTCGGCATCGTCCAGTTCGACGATGCGCGCCTGGATGTAACCCCACTCAAGTTTCCGCATAGCCGCGAGGCGATGACCGCCAGCCACGAGAATGAGCTTTTCCGCATCCCGCCGCAGTATGATATCCTGTAGCTGCCCCTTGGCCCTGATGGTCTCGGCGATGACCGAGACGTAGTTTGCATCAACGTCGCGCAGGCGCGGCGGAATGGTGATGTCGGCGACGGCGACGGAGCCGATCTCCAGCGTTTTCATGCGCCGCTCCCACTCAGTGAATTCAGGACGGAAGCCCGCGCACACTGTTCCTGCGCGCGGGCCTCCGACGACGCGCAAGGCTGGGAGTGAGGACCCGGCGCGTAGTCTGTGCTGGTGATGGTGCTGAGGCAGGCAAGAGCCGCGACGGCCATTGCCAGTGCGAGGACCGCCAGGACCGGGCGGGCGTCAGCTGGTGGCGGCTGTTCGAGGATGCTGCGGCGTGTGGTGGTCACTCCCATGGCCCACCTCACGCCGCTTTCGATTCATGACTCGCGCCGGTAGGTGCGCGGGTGCTAAGTTTCCGGCGGTATCTGGCCGGAATGAGATCGCCGTCTGTGTCGAACCAGTAAGGCCAGAGTTCGTGAACCGGAACGCCGAGCACCTTGGCCATGAATGTGTTGATTTTGACCGATGGCTTGCTGAACGCCGCTGAAAAGCTCTTGGCGGCAAAGCCGGATTCCCGCGCCAGCCTGTTGAACGTCCACCCCTGGCGGCGCAGCTCCGCCCGGATCGCCCATTCATCGAGCTTTGGCGGCTTCGGTTTGATGATCATCGGAGGGTCCTAGTTACTGTGTGTTTTATAAAACGATGTCCGAATAATGTTTGAAAAATACGACACTGTCAACAGTATGTTTGCCGGAACGGATAGATGACGGCTGCGCTAACTCAAGTTGATTGGTCGACCATCGGCGGGAGGCTGAAGTGGCTCTGCCCTTACTCGGGCGCTGACAGCCTGAAGCGCTGGCGCGAAGATCTTGGCGTTAGTCACTCGCAGTGGTCGCGCTTTTTGAACGGCCATGCCGTGCCGTCGATCGGTGTCCTCATGGATATCGCTGAGCGGGAGCAGGCAAACCTGGACTGGATTGTTTTCGGCCGCGGCATGCCCCGCGGCGGCATACAGCTCGAATCGGTGAAGGCCGCCATCGGAACGACACTCGCCATTGCAACCGCTGCGGCGTTGCGCGGCGAGCCATTTTCGCGGGAACAATGCGTAGACGTGTTCCTCAGCCACTATGATTCAGAGGCCACAAGGGAGCTCGAAGAGCTGCGCGCGCGCGGCGCAATGAGAAGAATGAAAAGGGAGGTCGCCAATGATCCAGTTGCCGTTCCTGACGCCGGCAGAAAAAAGGTTCCTTGAACTGCAGGCTCTCAGGAAGCCGGCCAATGACGACGACAAGTGCTGCAGCTGCAATGTGCGCGCTGTGGCCGATGAACGGATCAAGCGCCTGGTGAGAGAACTCGACGCCGCAAAGCCCAGGGACCGGACATTCGAGCGGCGGCCCCATATGCAGCACATTGTTCTCAGCCCCTCACCCTGGCTCCGCCGACAGCTGCAGATCGAGGAAGCACGGGCGATGGCCGACCAGGAGCCGGCCGGTTTGTAACAATTCGTGATCGGATGGGGGTTGACGATTACGACGATATGACGTATATAGGTTTCATCAGATCGGCACTGAAGCCGACTGGTACGTCAAGGAGACGCAAATGACTCAGTTTACCGAACAGAATACCGAGGGTTTCACCGCCGAGGAACTCAGCACCCTCAATGCCGCCTATGACGCGCTGATCGGCGAGTTGGACAGGCGCGGTATGGAACCCAGCAACCTCTGCGATATACTGAACAACCTCTGGTTCACGGGCATGACCAGCGAGGAACTGGTGGCCGCCTACCGCGCCCGGTGACCAACCTCATCCAATGTCTCGAATGCGGCCGGTGGTTCAAAGCCATCGGCTCGCACCTCATTCGGAACGCCCGCACATGACCACCAAACCTGCCAGCGCCATGAGCCACGCCGACCTGCATTCCCTCGCCAGCTCAGTCTACGGGGCGCGCTGGCAATCCCAGATGTCACGCGACATGGGCGTGAACCTGCGCACGGTCCAGCGCTGGGCGGCCTCCGGCATAGAACGCCTCGCAACGGCAGAGGGCGTGCGCCGGTTCCTCGAGGAACGCAGGATCGCCCGCATCGCCCATCCTCCGGCCGGTGCCTCCACCTCTGATGACCGCGACGAGGCCTGCCGGGACGCCCTGCAGCCTGCTGTGGATGCGCTGCTGGCCGCCATGCGCGATGCTGGCTGGCGCGAGGCCGAGTGCGTCACGGCATTGCTCGCCGCGAGCGTGGATGCCGTGCGACAGACTGGGGGAGACGCCGCCGCAGCAGCATTGCTTCGGGAGGCGGCAGACTCACTGGAGTAG